AGGTCCAGCGTTGCTAAAGCGCCGGTAATCGATCCTTCACGAGCCAGTCGCTGGTTAAGCGTCTGATCTCGAAGGTCGACACCTACACTGCGTAACAGTGCGGAGATATGATCCCCGATCGCGAGCTGTACCATGCCATTCAGCATGGGCTCGACCGCGATTGTTCGATCCGTTTTCGCAGTTTTCCGCACGAAGTCGATGCGCGCGTTGTCAATGCGCACAGGGCAGCTCACCGAAGGTCCGTCCAGGCGTGAAGCCTGCGACCAATCGGGGAATTCTGCGAGAAGATCCGGTAAGAGATCAACTGCATCTTCGCTACAGCAAAACGTTTGCGCCAGCTTTCGCCGGGCAGACGCATCTCTTTTTTTCACTTGCGTGGTAGCCCCCGGGCCGAAGCGCAGTTTTAGTTCGGAAATGTCCGGAAGATCTCCGAGAATCGCACTGATTTTTCGCTGAGCCACGTAAAACACGGACTCAACGCGGGGGGAAAAATAAAATTTCCCTTCCGAGTACGCTTCGAAGATCTCGTTTGTTTCCTTACATAGCGCTTCAGCCTCTACAAAAGTCCCCCACGCCGCCTGCTTCGTGTCAATGCCTTCCAACACAAGGTCTTGCCTCTTCGAAAAGAAGGCAGAAACCTGGCGGAGGTGGGTATAGTCTTCGACGCTAGCGGTTAACGGGGCTTCGTAGTGGCAAAGGCCTGACCAATCTTGGGACGTCAAAAATCCTTCGATCAGTTCGACCTGACCTCGGTCACTTACGTGACTAAGGTGCCATCGGGTGAGGAGAGACAGAACCTCATTGCTCTGGGGAGTACTCAGGGCTTGATCCCAGCGTTCAACACGCATATTAACCTCAAAAGGAGTTATAGGAAATCAAAACCTGCTGCCTGGTTAGGGCAGAAAGGGAGCGTCTTAAGTAGGCGCGACCTGAGAATCCACCAGATCTGAAAACGAGCCAGTCGTCGCCGCCGCCACCGAAGTGGTGATGTTGTTCGACCAGTTCGTCATCAGCATACGGGCCAAGCGACGCGAGGTGATTGTCGAACGAGGATGCTGGAATGAAATCCAGACATTCTTGTCAACGAAGGCCACCTTCGGCATCGCCGAGTAACCCGCTGCATTTTGGTTCGTGACAGTCTCCATCACGGGGACACCACAAGCAGCTTCTGCCCGCACCGTACCGCCTTTCAGCGTCTGGAGCTTCTGGGTCGCCCAAACCTGGGCTTCCGTAGACAGACTTGCGATCGCCTCGCGCCAATACGCCTCGATCGCGCCATCCTTGCGGGTGACACTGATCGGGATAAGCGTATGAAGCACTGGGGTCGCAGCGCCGTCATAGACGGCAAGGTTTGCAATAGCAGCCATTCCGGCCTCTCTACAAAATAACTAACGAAAGGATGCTTAGGGGCTATCGTTTTATCGCCCCGCTACGTTCTACCAGGCAGAGTTCATCCGAAAACTTCTCGGATCTCGCCAGGCACGTCCCAAAGTGGCTTTCTCTCCCGAGAAACCAGCGACGAGTAGTGCAACGGCATTTGCTGCCCTCTTCCAGCTCACAATCTTATCCAGGGATTTAAACCTGGGCAAGGGAGTAAGCAGAGAGGACGACACTGTTCGTTCGACCTGAACGCGCATTTGGGTATAATTGTAACCTGTGGTGTAAACATACCACGGATTCGCAACTTTCCCGGAGTCTGTAAAAAACCATTCTCTGCGACTAATGGTCGTAACGAATACCCCGCTAACGGCCTGATCAAGGCCGCGCGCGGTCAAGTAACTCCCGATAGGTATCACCCAATCGGCCACGAATGACCAAGGAGTAAGTTCCCAAAGGATACTTGAGGGATCGCCGAGACCGTTTAAAGCGGCCACGTTCACTTCCGACAGTCGTGCAATCAATTGCCCTCTTACGACGGCAAGATAATCGTACGATTTAATGTTCGGAGATGAGACCGCGGTCCAATCACGTTGTATCTTACGGCGAACGCGGTAGGTCTGTACTGCAGGTTCGTTCAACTGCTGGGCCAATGCCTCGGCCGCACCGTAAACGTCCTTCACTAAAGGAATCCACCCATATTGCAACTCTAACCAGGCTCGTGCGGCAGTAACCTTGTCGGGTTCATCACCCTTCTTGGAACGGCGAATGATGTCGCGCACCCTTACGGGGGAGACACCGAGCGCCTTTGCCACGCCGGGCACGTCCATTTTACGAAAGCTCCTATAGGCGTTTAAAAGCCTAGTCGCGGTCTGACCTAACATCTGGAGTGCTTGGTGACCTTCACCGAGGAACACTCCCATATCAAAGTCAGAACCGACGATCTTTTCGCGGAGCTTGCCTTGCAAGGCGATCGTATCGTTGCTACCCCACATGCTCGCAAGCAATGAATTGAAGCCCTCACCGTAAGTGGCCCGGAATCTTGATGCCCCGCCCCCAATAGGGGCGTGAGGCGGAAAGGAATCCAGGATAACCCACTGCGCGATGTTGGCATCCGTCCAGAACTCGAGAGCCATGGTGTAAGGGTGGTCAACCAAGGTCGTCCTACGCTTGTTACGGCGTTCCTCCCAATACTTAAGGTAGGTCATCTTCGGCCTTCCGGCCTCAGTAGATGAACCGTCCTCAACTCGCTTCCAAACCCATTGAAAAAGGTTCGAGGGCGGAGTCGAAGGATAATTCGTCCCTGACCATGTCTTAG